CTCCACAGTTAGGGCAAGTATCACGAGTATTCCAATGTTCCATAAGTGCGTCGTGCATTATCTTCTCATCCTCGCTAAATCTTTCATTTCTTCTTCGTTGATAATTGGTATCGCATTAGATTTATGCATGGTTCCGATACCCTTAACGAGGGTTCCCGTATATTGCAGGCTTTCCACCCTAGCGGCAACTCCAGTTGTGTCGGGAGCTGAGGGGTACTCAGGCATACACCTGCGGTAATTAACTCGTTGAGGCTCATGAATACCCCCTCTCGTGCTAACCTTAGTTTTTCGCGCATAACTACGCTTCTTTCTTCCCGTGACATCATAGCGTAACGATCCATATATCATCCCCATATATAAAAAACTCCCATCAATTTCAAGATATATTATACATGAAAATGACAGGAGTGTCAAGGAATATTTTTATCAGAGGTCGTGAATGTCTTCGTCGCTTTTCTCGGAAGCTGCATCTCGTTCTTTGGGAGTGAGTTCTGACTCAGGCCCTATCTTCAGAGTCTCCCAATTCATAGTAGAAGTAAAACTCTCCATGCTGGCAGATCTCATTTTAACACAATTAAATGTTAAACAGTTATCTTCTTGTTCCCAGCTTTCGAGAGCAAAAGCAGCATCTGCTGCATCGAGAATGCCTTTTGCGAATCTTGCCTCTCCAGTAGCATCAGTTTGATAGGGAGATACTACTGTACAATCATACTCTTGTGCCATAGACTTGAGTGCTTTACTCACTTCGATCTGTTCCGTCCAGTCGTACTGTCCACCTCGTGAAGGAAGATGTGACCTACGTACTTGGTTGATATAATCTACAATGATTACACCAGCATTAATTTTACCAACTTTCTTATCCAACTCTGCACGAATACGGGCAAGAGTTAGACCTGGGTCATAAACTACGTCGAGCTGTTGAGTCGGGAGAAGCTCATGCTCGGTACGTAACTTATGGTGTAAGTCGCTAAAATTACGGTGTTCTTTGTATTCTTCCAACCTTTCCAGGCCTCTATCATATCGAGCAGCCCACCATGCGCTTACTCGTTCCCACTCATCTACGGTCAAGTTCTTTGAACGTAAACGATTTTGAGGTATGCCAGTAGCGATCCCGCAACACCGTTGCAGTATTGCACGACTGTCCATTTCAATGGTAAAATAGATAGCTGAACGGCCAGATTCGACAACATTGTTTGCAATATTAGCACAAGTTAAGGACTTGCCTTGACCCCGCTTTCCGCCGATGAGAACCAAATCTCTTGGGCTGAAAGTAATCTCACTGTCATATGCACCGTTAAGACCAAGTGGAAGATACTTTGCAATATCTTCTTCGTTCTCGAACAACTCAATATGTTGCATACTCTCTTGTGGAGGTTCTAGATCAACCTTTTCTTCTACGTCAAGGACAATCTGATGCAGTTCATTTACAGACTCTTGTGCGTCTGCGAACAATACTGAGTTATCAATATACTTGTCAAGAGAGTTTAATATCTCTCTCTGTGCATATTCATTCTTGAGATATTCTAATAAAGTAACTGCATCAATATCTACTGAGATATTTTCTATTGCAAATACTTTATCCCGGGTTAAGCCGTGGCGAATACTTAATTTAAGATCGTCGAACGAAGGGAAATCATGATGTTTTTCACAATGCTTGTCAATGTGGTCATAAAGCAAATGATATTCTGTAGGCAAGTACTCTTTACGCAGGTAAGTCCACGTCTCAAAGTCGCCCACAGCAACACATTGCTTTATTAAAGCACTGGAAATATTCAATCGTTCCCCCGAACAGAAAAAGGCCGACTCCCGAAGGAGTCAGCCGCCCACATCAAAAATTTTACTGAGCCTTAGCTGCCTTAGCGGCACCATCATAGTCGGCTGCAGTCAGACCGCGACGAGTAAGCATAGTCTTAACGCCACGAGCAGTCTTGCCAATCGCTTCAGCGATAGCTTCTACAGTCATAGACGCAACGTCTACGTCTGCGAGAGGATCTGCATTTGAAGCACCTTTAGTGCTCTCCTGACGGGGGATAGCATCGATATCGCCAGAGCGCAGAAGGCTCAGAGCCTTGCCACGAATGCTGTTAACCGAACGGCCAAGAGCGTCAGCGATAGCCTCTACAAAGGCACCGTTGTTAACCATAGAAACAAAAGTTGTCTCTTCTTCAGGAGTGTAGGTACGTACGCTTTCTACCTTAGGAGCAGGCTTGACATGGTCAGTCAGCTCCATACTCAGGATCTTGCCCTGAATAGACTTGGGTGAGAAAGAACCGCCTTCGAAATGCTCAGCGATTTGAGCATAAGTGTACTGACCAGAGTTGTCAGTAACAAAGGCGCGGAGGGTAGCTTCTTGGGCTTCGGTAAAAGACTTACCAGAAGCAGCAGAAGCAAGCTCTACCTCGTAACCCATCTTTCGCAACTTGCTAGAGATAGAACGAGTAGAAGTTTCAAGCTGGTCTGCTGCTTCTGCAACAGTAGCTTGAGATACGGGGCTTTCGCCCCCAACAAAGGTAGTGAGCGCTTCAGTACGCTCATCCGTCCACTTGGGAAGTGCCATATTTTTTCTCCAAATAGGATTGTAAATCCGTAATTATTTCAATGCCAGATTCTCTGGCCTGTTTAGTTTTTGCCGATTCAATACCGCTTTCATTTACGAGAATCGTTACATCTTTTGTTAGACTTGACTTTACTACATAGCCACGACTAACGAGTGCTGTGCCTGCCTGAGCCTTCGTCTTAAAACTCTTAAGCTTTCCGGTTATACAGACAATACCCCGATTCATTTCTGCAGGTAATACACTTGGGGGTGTAAACTTTAAGTCAAACGGTAGAGTACCATCATAAAAACAATAGAACTCTTCATCTAACCAGTTACATAGATTCTCAGTTGCTTTTGGGCCTAATCCGGCACGCTCACAAGTGTCTGGTGTAATTTCAGTAATAGATTGGACAGTCTCAGACAGCTTCTTCGTTGCCGTTTTTCCGATCAGTGGAATACCAAAAGCAGGTAATACCAAATCAAGAGGAGCCGAAATAGAGTTTTGAATTTCTGCGTGTAACTTTGTACCGAGCTTCTCGCCCAGCTTATCACATAGTAAAAATTCATCATATAGATAAACTTGATCGAAGTCATCTATTTCTAGCTTCTCTATTGTTGCGGGGCCAAGCCCCTTAATCTTCAGAGTTTTTGCAAAATGCTCGATCTTTTTTTGTTTCTGTGCTGAACAGTTACTACTGTAACAGTAGAACAAATCATTGACCGAAGTAAGCTCGCCACCACAAGACGGACATTCCGTTGGCGGTAGGATCTTTTTTAGCATTTAGATAACTCCGAAAATGTAGAATATATTATACGAAAAACTGAGGTAAAAGTCAAGAACTATTTTTCTGAAGGTCTGCTCTGCGAACAATTCGCGGAATAATGTCTCCACTACGTATTACCTCTACTTTGCAACCGATTTCCAGGTCCAAAGAGCGAATGTACTCGATGTTGTGTAGAGTTGCCCTGCCCACGAGAGCACCTTCTACTTCGACTGGATCAAGTAGAGCAACAGGGCTGACTACGCCCGATTTACCTACTTGCCACACAACATCGAGTAATTCTGTAATCTTCCCCTCTTTCTGCTCTTTGAGAGCAAAAGCGCCACGAGGGTGGTGGGCTGTATGTCCCATTTTTTGAAAGGCTCTCTGATCGCGCAGGCGGTATACTAAACCATCCGTAGGATAATCAGTAGCGTCGAAGTCTGTTACGACATTGAAACCTTCATGGGCCAATGCATACATTGCTGACTTATAGTCTGAGTAGTCTTTTTCAAACTGGAGGTCGTAAGCGACAAAAACCAAGTCTCGAGAGCGATCTCGAAACTCTTGTATGTCTTTGACATTTAACAACCCCGCCGCAGCATTGCGAGCATTGGGGACAAACGAGGGCAAAACTACCTCTCCAGTAATCTGCACACTACCCTTCATAGGAATAGTAACAGGTACTAGCTCTTCTAGCTTCATGGTAACGTCTCGGCCTAAGTTACCATCGCCTCGTGTCAATCCGAGTGCAAAGTGTCCATTTACATACAGTAAAGACACAGCAGCCCCGTCTAGCTTCGGAGTACAAACATACTCTGAAGTATTGGGGGCTTCAGCAAGATCAAAATATTTTTGTAGAGAATACATCTTGTACAAATGCGGAACACCGTCTGTAACCGTATGGCCTACAGATTGGTGATTCCACTTTGCTACAAGCGCGTCATACTCTTCGTCCGAGATTATCGGGTAGCCCGAGAAGTACGCGGCTTCACATTTTTCAAAAAAATCTTTCATATATTTCCTCACTCAGACCATATATTATACAGAAAGAAGAAAGAAAAGTCAAGAACTATTTTATGTATAAGTCCTGGATAAGATCGGAAAAATTCTCTTCAATAATTTCTTTACTTTCCGCCAGGCTTAGTATCTCGACTAATCCTGCAAAAAGTTCTCTACTATTATTGAAATCTAGTGGAAAGGCTACTCCTTCTGGAGTAGGGCACCACTCTTCGTCAAAACTCAAATAATACTTACGAAGGTGTAGATATTCTATTCCACGAAACGTACTTACCGTCAATCGTATCTGAACTTCTTTTTCTTCGTCATAATGTACAATTTTTTCATACATTTCTGGAGATTCATACAGTTCCATATTAGTCTCCGTTTTTCAAAACGGAAGCCAAAGGAATAACACTAGTTACATTATTTGGTTTCAACAGTCTATATGAGTCAGTATCCCAACAAAAAAGCAAAAGAGTGCTGTCAGACTCTTTTGCCCGATTTCTTTTGTCTTGGATATAAGGTGTTGAGAAGTCTAGCGTGCAAACATTATATTTGAGTTTACCACTATTTTCACTTCGGTAACTTATTACCGCGTCACCATACTCATTTACGAGTCGTGCTAGTTCTTCTTTTTTCACAAATGCTCCTAAGAAGCGGGTTGGCAGAATTTTCTACCGTCCTCATCATCTTAGAAGCAAAACTTTATGAATTAATTGCGGAAATAACACCCGTAAAGTATACAGCAGCTTTGCCAGTCAGCTTGTCAAGAATCTCTTGGTCAACTTCTTGACCTGCATCAGAGATTGCAGCAGACAAACTTTCAATGGCAGCAGCTTTTGATACACGCCCGCCACTACCACCATTCGAGGCTGTGCTTTTCGCTCCACCAGAAGCGGGGGCTTTCTTTACATACACGCCTGCTTTAGTAAGAATCATACGAACACCGTTTGGTGACTCTTCAAATTCATCCGCAAGCTCCGCGACGATCTCCATGCTGTTCTCTGGAGTTGGATTTGCAGCTTCGTATTGCTCAATTACTGCTGCTTTCTTTTCGTCATCCCATGCCATTTTTCGTTTCCTTCTACGTTGTGAAATGGTAGCCCCGGGACAGTTTCCCGTGGCCGCTAATTGTTGGTGATAGAACCTATCGCCCACTCTGAATGTGCTCAATCCATAGGAATGAAATAAGCGAGAGCGTAAGAAACAGGAAGTACCCTGCTAGAAATTCCATTTGTAAGTCTCCTATCAATTTATACAGATATTATACCTGCATATGAAGTGAAAGTCAAGAAATTTTTTTAGATACGTGATAAATCTACACCGTATTCTTGAAGGTGTGTCAGCTTTCCCAAATCATATGCAAGAGCTGAAGCGGTAAAACCCCCGCCTTGTGCAGTAGTCCAACGATCACTGTAATCATCATCAATTTTTTCAATTACCCAGATGTTGTATGCTTTACTACCATATTTCTTTTCGTAGTTTACATCTTTCATTCCGGATTTTTCTGCCTGATAATCTATAGACAATTCGTATTTAATTATAGCAGGGCCGTGATACTTGGCCGACCATACTATCTCTCCCTCAGCAAAATCTTCTGCAACGCACTCGTCCGGCAAGTAGTCGTAGGTTCCTTCTCCTTTTTGGGGAACTCCTGTACGTTCGATGATGGCTTTGACAAATCCTGAAGATCTGTACAACCCCGCTGCGATTTCTGAGATGGCGTCGCCGGATAAAAATCGAGTAACCGCATCTGCCACTTCATCTTTTGTGGCTGCTTTCCCTTTGTTTTGACTTTTTCTTTTTGAACGATACGCCTGCGTCTCTTCAAATTCATCAATTATTCTCTGAAGCCTGGTTGTATTGTATGCTATATTCAGGATACCACAGGCTTCCTTCTTTGTTATAGGACTGTTGCCACTCAGAAGATCGAGTACTTTCCGTATATTCGTATCGGACAAGTTCTCGGACTCTTTCTTCTTGATTCTTCTCAATTTTTGCTATCTCCCTATTTAGATACCATACTGCTTTGCTTAAATCATGTACAGGATCGTGAGTTTTTATTCCTGCTCTCCAGATATATTTTACAGCGTTTCCAAGACAGAAACTCATATGTTCTGTAATTTGAATACACTCCACCCCGCTAGGATGTGCTTTGTAGTGAGGAGGATGATATACATTAAATAATTTACTTTTAAACTTGCCTACCATTGATTATGCTCCGGTGCTTCCTGTTGTGTACGCGCGTCTACATAGTATTGAGCTTTCTCTCTACTAGTAAGTCGTGCTACGTCTTGAATTTTTCCGTCGGCCCTCTTTTCTACTACTCTATATACTCTTTCATTTTGAGCGTAGAATACTTCTACAATCTCGTATGTACTTATCCCTCGTTCTCCAGGTCCCACACACCTCTCCTGTTCTCTATTGGGGTAGGCTTAACTCGCTGTACCCACAAATGACCATTCTTTTCTGCATCTTGAAATGTAAGAGCAGTAATAAAAAATGCACTAATTACTAATAAATGCCCACCGACACTTCCAAGACCAAAGTAAATACTATAGCCAGTCCAAAGCGTAAATACAACTGTCCACATAACTGATAGATAAAACATCAGTATGTACTGTGTAAACGCATTTGGTATAAGTCTTAAAGGGTTCATTTTAAGACTAAAAAAGAAATTGTAGGTGTCATACACCCAAAAGCCTAGTTTTTTCATTCTTCGTCTGGTTCTCCATACATTTCAGCAATTAATCTTGCTTGCTCTTCGATTTCTTCTTGTTGCTTTTTCAGATCTAAATACTGCTCATCTACTTTTGATAAACCAGATCGAGTAGCTACGAGTTTTAGATGATTATAACTCTTATTTTTCATTTTGCTGTAATCCTCGTTTCGTAATCTGCGAGGTCGTCATCCCACCAAGGGGGACGCTCTCGGCCTGTCCAGCTAGCAAAAGTGCCTTTGTCAAGATGATAATAGTCACGGTAAGACTGTACAGGGTTATCATAATCTTTGAGCACGTCTGGCATTGCCAATCCGAAAGTGGTAAATCCATGTCTCTCCATCCGCTTAATATCGGGGAGTTCGTTGATGACTGTGACGGATTTGTGCTGTTTCCCATACCTGTATCTGTATTCTTCTCCAAGAGCATTGCCATAGCAGTGCGTCCACTCATAATTATCCAAAGAACTACGTGCCCATATAGTACAAGGATGATTGTACATCATAGGCAAGTAGGGAGTGAGTGGTCTGCTTTCAGGCGGTAAGTGTTTAATCTCCTTCTTCAAGGAGTTGAGATGGTCAGACTCTGATTTATTCAAAGCCCGGGGTACAAAACCCAAATGCACATCTACCCAGACAGCGGTACAGCATATCTGGGCAACTTCCAACGGCATTTTTACAATATGTTTGTCGACGTGAGCTTCTGCACAGGCATCCAAGTCTTCGTCAAGATAAAAAAGATTCATACTACCTCCAGTTAGCATATATTATACACTAACTAGTAATGAATGTCAAGTCACATTTTCTAGTCGTGTCATTAATCTTTCTGCTCGATTTGTAACTTGTCGGTACCATAAAGAGTCTCGGCCCTCTGCCGCAGCTTGTTTCCAGTTATGCTGGGATAAATGAAATCGCAGCTGTCGAAACTTCTCAAGTCTTGTAGCGCCGAGATTAAACGCCATGTTGACCATTATCAGTTGGACTTCTTCTGGCCAATTGTGCCACTGTCCGTAAAGTCGTTCGCAGTCCTTAATGGCACATTCAATATCTCGATCGAAGAGCTCTCGGCTTCTCTCAGCCGTAATGGGTGTCCCGGCAGGCTTTCCAAACTCTTCATCTTCTGTTGTGACCAAGTGTCCAATACCAATAGTAGGGTATCCCAAGTGGTCATCATAGACTTCCAGAACTTCTCCTTCATCTGCTTTAATTTCCTCATATAATCTTTCACGATCCATGTTTGCTCCTATA